ACATTGGCTCTGCCAATTCGGGTTTATCAAAGGTGTAGAATTTAACTGGAAAGAACTCGTGGGTGTCCATAGAAATTAATATTCAAGATAGTTCTGTGAGGATTTTTCCTCGGAGCAGAACCAGAATGATAAGTTAGACCATCAAAAATAAGGTACTTTCCTTTCTCTGGTTCTATATATTGCTTTGGTGTTACGGATGTTACAGTTTCACCTGTATACTTTTCATTATATAGAATAGTAGGTCCATCACTATCGTTACAGTAGTAAATCATAACGTGGTGAGGGAAGGGTGCATCCACGTGAGGTTGTGTTGGAGGTGTATGCCAATCATTAATCATTGACTTAGCAGCACGAGCACGGATGATAGGTTGTGTCCCAGTAGGATCAATCTCATCCCATAGTCTCTTAAAGAGTGTCTCATATGCCTGAGACTTTGGCTCACCATCGTGAGCCATTATATGTGCAAAGTAAGGATGCTCTTCATACCCCATAATTTTACACACCTCAGCGTTACCCTCAGTATACTTAGAAGTAAACTCTTGATAGAACCAAGGGAATGTATTGTCACGACAAAGGACTTCGTATAAGAAGTCCTGAGTCTCTTGGGATACAAATCCTACTTTCATTTTTCCTTCGATCTATTGATGAGAGAGATGAACTTATCGTTGGCAAAGGTACCACCTAAACACACATCAATCTCATCACCATCCTTCCAATTCTCAGTACCATCCTTCTTGGTATGAGCTAATGCCTCAGTGAGGTCATCAATAATCTTCTGGGTAATTTTCATTCTTGTACAGGATCTAACTCCTCTGTAATACGTGCACCAACTGGACCATCAGATTCAATGTCAATCTTGTGTACGTTGATACTTCCTGCTTCAAATACTCTTATCTCTACCTTACCCTCGTAGCAGTGTACACTGACTGTACCATTCTTACTCCAGGATTTAGGACTGTTGTAGTACTTGAATAGTGGGTAAGTGTGTTTGTCATAGTGGTTTGCCTTTTGAGAATAAACCACCTCCTCCTCGTCCTTCATAAGACGGTCAAGAGCATCAAGATCATTGTGTTTGATCATTTGAATTCACACCTCATCATAAGTTCAGTAAGGAAAGCAACCAAGTTAATTTCTTGGTCTGCTACGAAGGCAGCCTTGTACTGGTATTCACCAATAACTAGAACTGCTTCAGGTATACTAGCAGGTTTTAGATAGTCATACAAGGTATCGTATATATTTCGCATTATTTGTGTAGGTTCATTGTCAAGATTCTGTACTACCCACTTCTTCATCTTAGTAAACTCTCTAGTCTTAAGATAAGATACTAGATCATTCAGATTTGTGTTAACTTCTGATGCCAAGATACCAGAATCTATAGTACCACTAGATGAATATCTTTGTAACTCATTAAGGGTACGTCTAAAGTCAGGAAAATATTTCTGTACTATCGCTGCAACGACCTTAGGAGGTGCAGTAATTCTTTCTTTATCAAGGATCTCTTGTACCCTCGTGAAGAAGGACGCAGCGAGTTGTTGCTTATTTCCCCCTGAGAATTCAACCACTGAACATCTGCTGTGGAGAGGTTCGATAATTTTGTTCTTGTAGTTGCAGGTGAAAATAAATCTGCAATTTTTTTGGAACTCTTCGATGCTTGCTCTAAGAAGAAGTTGAACATCGTGCGTGGTGTTGTCTGCTTCATCAATAATAATAACTTTGTGAGCGGCTGAAGAAGAAAGAGATACTGTACTAGCAAAGTTCTTTGCATTATTACGTACAGTATCTAAAAATCTTCCTTCATCTGAACCATTAATAAGATAATAATCCGCACCTATCTGTTCACACAGTGCCTTAGCAACGGTAGTCTTACCGATACCAGGAGGACCACTAAGTAAAAGGTTTGGGAGTTCACCCTTCTCAACGAACTTCTGAAAAACTGTCTTCAGATTTTCTGGAAGGATGCACTCATCAATTTTCTTAGGTCTGTATTTTTCACACCAAAGAAAGGTCATTTAGTGTCAGGCTCCAATGCTATAAAGTACTCAAGGTGTCTATCGTTAGTAGAAAGGAATCTTGCGATCCTTGCACCTGCTATCTGTACATTATACTCCTCAGGTTGCAGACGAAGATTCTCTACCTTGAAACAGTAACAGAACTCTTCATCAGATTTACCTACAGGTACCTCAAAACTGTTGGTAGTATCATTCTTCTTGTCACACACCTTCAATAACATATCACCATTATTAGTGTACAAGCACAGATCAGGCACCTGGTACACGCTGGAGGCACGTAACAGACTATCTAAGACTTGTGGTTTAAGTACAAACTCAACGTCCACAGAGGGCAGTGTGATCTCCTTATCAGGTGGTTGTACAATCAGTGATGGATCACTGTATCTGAAGTTGGCGAATTGCTTTCTGTTTTCGTCTCTGATGATAAGTTTACTATCGTCTGAGAAATCGAAGACAGGTTGCTCAAAGAGTGAGAGACCAGAGAGAAATATGCCGAGGTCATAAATTGGGACTTGTGCAGGAAACTCTTCGGAAACTTCAGCAGAAGCATATATGTTTTTGTTAATAGATATCGTACGGATCTGAGACCCTGAATCGATAACCACTGATTTGTTGATAGTTGCAAAGTTCTTAAGTGTGTTAAAAGTTTCCTTGGTTAACTTAACGAGGGTCATAATAAAGAGAGGTTACTTGTCGTAGTCCACCGCATATGCTGGTGGGATATCAGCGTTGCGCTTGTCAGCAGCATCACGCTTGTCGTTGAAATGACATAATAGCACAGCGTAGTGGATTATCTTAATGATGTCCCTACGTGCTGTACCCTTCTTGTCATATCTTGAAGCATACTTGAGAATGTTACTTCTACAAAATGCTTCAGCATCACCTACCGAGTCGATAAGGTCAAGAGTCTGTACGTTACCGACAGAGTAATGACCTTTATAAGTGTGGGAAATGTAGTCTGAGACCTCCTTTAAGATCTCATCTTCATTGTACTTTTTCATACTACATACCCATACTGTTCTCGGAGGATCTTCTTATAGGGTAAACCCAAATCTCGGAGCTCCTTTACAAGTTTTAACTTGTTGTGTAACGCAGTATCACCTCCCAGTTTAAGGGAGGAGATAAGTGTCGTTAACTCTTTGTCGTCCAATGGAAGATCCATAGTTGCTTACTTAGTGTACTATACAGGTGCTGATTGGTCAACCTCCTTATTGAAATCAATATCAATCTTGTCATATAGATCCAAGAATGCTTGCTTAGTCTCATCATCAAATCTATTGATGCTGTACTTGAGTGCATTCTCCTTCGATCCGAAGATTGCATATGCCTTCAGGATGTGAACAAGACGACGTGTACTAATGACCTCATCAATCCCACCATCATAGAAAGTCTTACGAATGACTTGTGCCCAGTCTACAAGACGCTTGCAGAACTCATTATCCTCACAAGCACCAGTTCCCTTGCCATAGTTCTGAAGAATTTTAATCTCAGTAACTGGTGAAGGATACTCTTGCTCAAGAGTAATCGCAAATCTTTCTAGGAATGCTTCGTTGAGAACGTTAGTACCGATGAAGCGACCGTCATCAGATCCCTTTCCTTTAGTGTTCGCTGTTGCAATAACATTGAACCCTACCGCAGGTCTGACAAACCGACCGATCTTTTTGAGGAACACACCTTTGCCTTCAAGTATGGGTTGGAGGCATAAGACTTTGTTACTAGCCAAGTCAATCTCATCGAGTAACAAGGTTGCTCCTCTTTCAAGTGCTTCAATGACAGGTCCGTTATGCCAAACAGTTGACCCATCCACAAGACGAAACCCGCCAATAAGATCGTCTTCATCGGTTTCAATAGTAATGTTAACTCTAATCAACTCTCTATTTAGCTGAGAGCAAGCTTGTTCAACAGAAACTGTTTTACCATTACCAGACAATCCAGTAATGAAGGTTGGATAGAAGACTTTCGACTTGATAATCTTCTTAACAGCATTGAAATTTCCAAAGGGAACATAGTTAGGATCCTTCTCTGGTACCAGGTTTTGCTGAGCAACTGGTTCTGCTGGAGATGCATCAGGTGCTTCTAGTGTACGCTCTAGTCTCTCTGCAACTGTGAGGTTCCACTTACCAATACCTGATTTGTAATCCCTTAATCTTTTCTTTACAGTAACTACTGAACACTTAAACTCATCTGCTGCTGAGAGTAATTGTGGTACACCTACTTCTTGTCCAAAATTTTCTTTCAAGTATCCAAGGAGTAGATCAGTGGTAACTGGGATTTCAGTTGTAAAAGGCATTTGATTCTTTTAATTGTGTATGTACTAATTGTACATTAAAAAAGGGGGTTGTGAACCCCCTGTGTGCAGCTTATGCAACTGTCTCTATGAAGGATCGAAGAATCTTCTTATTAGATCTCTTCGACTTGAATGTCTTCTTGAAAGCACTGGTGATCTGTGCCTTAGTAGCATCCTCCTTTAGTTCCTCTAAGTACTCAGTGTTGTCCTGATTCCTTGTAGGAAGAACATACAACTGGTGATAGTTAAGTGCCTTAATAACAGTTGACCTATTTTTACGGTACTCTGCTTTGGACTTCTCTGCTTCTGGAGAGTTCCAACCAAGAGTATTGTTAAGATAACTATTAACTTCCCTGCCTTGGATCAATCTGAATCCTAGTACATTAATCTGTGGGAACTTGTCACGTAGATGCTCAAGGAATACTCCAGTCTGGTGCATAGGATGATAAGGCATCTTGGAATAAGTCTTACCAAGTTTCCTATCTCTTAGGTAGCAACTTTGATTGATGCAGTTAGCATACAAGTCACCCATATAACTTACTCTATCTGTGTAGTATCCACAACTAGCAGACTCACCATCAGTCAGTATGCAGAGTGAAACCTTCTCTACCTTCTTAAGCATCTCTGGTATCACTGAGTGTAGAGCAACGATTGCTTCATTCAATGGGGTACCAGATAGACTCATACCAGGAGCAACAGAGAACCTAGTGCCAAAGTAATATCCCCTTGTAGAAATAGCGTGAGTATTGAAGAAGAGGTACTTAAATGAATCCTCTAGATCTATCTTCTTAGCATCAGAAGATACTAGATGCATTAGAGAGAAATCATTCTTGATTGCAAACTCTCCTACTACAGGTGGAACAAGTTCAACTTGAGGATCTCTTCCATCCAATCTCAATGCCATCTGGTAACTATCATTAGTGAAAGCATATACATCAAACGGTATAGCAACTTTCTGACAGAACCAAGACAGTTGTAGTACCTGCTGGACGGTATCCAGTATGGCTTCTGCCATTGATCCAGACCAGTCTAGTAGAAAGATCATTCCGTGGTTCTTACCATTAGGTATGGTAGTTACCTTCTTGAAAAGATCCTCGTTAAACTTATACGTGGATAGTTTCCTTGTGTCCAGTACTCCAGTCCTACTAGTAGTAGCACGAGCATAGGCACTAGCAGACTTTCTGCATTCAAATTCCTTAACAAGATAGTTAACCTCCTTTTGTGAATCCTTTTTGAATTTAGTGTACTCTGCTTCCACAGTAGCATACTGTTGATCATATGAAGGTGCATTTGCTTCATAATCGTTATAGAAGGAATCTGTTTCTCTTGGTTTCCTTGACTCTACCTCAAAATGATTCCTGTTATTTTTGAGTATAGCGGAGAAACTTGTGACACAATCTTCTCGTTTAAACTTAGGAATCTCAACATAATGTGACTCACGATAGTCTCTATGATCAACAAGTTCCTTTGTTTTATCCTTGAAAGACTTGTCTGTTTCTGCCTCAAGATCTGGAGCACGATCACCAGCAGCAGAACCGCCAATGGAATCGGGAGTGTCCTTCTCCTCTTCTGCCTCTTGCTCATCGGAAGAGTCAGAGTCTGAATCCAATTCACTCTTATTATCTGTATCAGAATCTGATGATGAACCATAACTGGGAGTATCAAGATCAGGATCTTGCTCACCTTCTTTAGGTGATGGTACCTGCTCCTTCTCCTTATCCATCTTCATATATGTGTAGATCTCTTCTGCTAACTGGCACGCTGCTTCGAAGGACTCAGCATATCCTACTCTGTCACGTAACTCCTCCTCTTTAATGTTCTTGAAAGGGATAGGAGTGAAAGCACCAACCTTATAGTACAGGTTAATTCTATCGATCAAACCTAGATCTCCTAGATCCTTATCCTTAGTATCAAAGAAGTCTAGGTGATCTAACTCTTGGTAACCACTGTAGAATGTCTTAGGAAGTCCAGCATACTTACGCTTGATGTGCTTCTCAATCCTTGCATCCTCAGTAACATTAACAAATGACTGAGGGCACTTTACTTCTGGCCATACATTTGGAGTGAATAATGCGTGTCCAACTTCGTGTGCAACCAGTAGGTCATATATGTTCTCGCTTGCCTTCTCCCAGATAGGGAGTGTTAAAATTCTTTTGTCAACATTAAATGCTGCTGTCTCACACTGCTTGTGCTCGATGATTAGATCTTCAGTAGCAAGCAATTTTGCTAGTTGACCTTTGACCCCTGTGTTTACTGTCATTTAATTTCTCGTGTATACACATACTATAAGACCTCCGAGGTCGTTCGGAGGTCTTTAGTAGACTCTTTATCAACTGTCTACGTCTTGCTCTCGCTTGTCGTAGTGCTTGGGGCTTGAGCTTTCTTTTGGGCTCTTTCCCAGAATTGTGAATCCAGTTCGGGGTCGTCATTGTACTTCTCATTCATTTCCTGTATTAAGGCATTGTACCATTCAGAGTTATCTTCAATCTGGTTTAAAGATTGTTTTTCCATCGGCACCTCTCCTAATGCGTCCTTTTTTACCCTTATGATATCCAACGACACCGTGCTCATTACGTTTGGGAGCAGTCTGAGTTGCTTTTATCTTTGCTTTGAAATCCTTATAAGTTTGACTGTGACGAGTTGTACCAGTCTTCTTAGGACCGTGCTGCATCTTGTCTTTTTCAAACTTTACGTCTTTCTCTCGCTCATCCCTCTTCTTACGAGTCTTCTCGTCATCAAAGGTATCACCATACTTCTCCCACAACCAAGGCTTATACTTAGCGTGGTCGTCAAAGATTTCTGGTAACCAGGTGCGTTTCATTGGATTCAAGAAGGTTCCTTCTTATTTATGTTTGTATCATACCTGGAAATCTATCACGTCTGTCCTCGTCTGTCAAGGACATCAAAAAAGAAACTGTCCACCGCTCCTTATCGGAATGGTTGTACATCACCTCGTGGTCTAGGAAACCTGGCCATATCATAAGGTCAGTTTCTGTGGGGATATGCATATGAGTGAAGTTGTGGTAGGGTCTCATCCTATGCATTGCTTCTACTACTGGTGATGGATTATAGAATTGGATAGAACCTGAGTCCTCCTCTGGAACTTGCAGGTAATAGGTACCAGCGAAATCTGATTCAGCGTGGTTGTGTCTAGTCTGGTAGGCACCTGTAGGATTAATGTTAACCCACATCCTAGTAATCTTTAACTTATCATCATACACCTTCATAGCACCCAGTATATAATCTGTAAAATATGGATACTCTTTATGTAAATTCTCCTGTGATCCTATGGTACTATACCCTTTACCATAAAATATATTATCAAACACACAGAACTCGTGTCTGCGAGAGAGTAAGTTCTCCTTCAGTTGCTTGTGATCCTTGAAGGATTTGCAATCTCTGTAATAAGGGGTGTCAAACATCTTCTATAATCTTAGAGAATCCATTTACTTTAGCGAACCTGAGTGTACGATTAAACTTATCTGTTAACGATTCACTCTTATGAGAGATAACAAATATGTTATTAGTTGAATCTAGATTCTTAAGTATCTTAAACAGTTCCTCAGTTGACTGACTGTCTAATGAAGAATCAAATACCTCATCCAATATAAGGAGGTTGGTAGTAATAGAGTTCTTTAACTTAGCAACGTGCCTCCAAGTAAAGAGTAGTGCTAGGTCAATCTTCTGCTTCTCTCCTTCAGAGAAGGATGAGTAAGAGAACTTATCACGGTACCTGGATTTTATAACCTCTTGGAACTCTTCGTCAAGAGTGAAATTAATATATGTATCCATATCAGACAGGTGTCTATTGATAGACTGGTTAATGATAGGGATATATTTTGAAATAATTTTTGCCTTGATACCACCATCCTTTAATAGGGTACCAGCCAATTTATAATCTGCGGCTAGTTTATTAACATCAGCACAAGCAGATTCCTTTTCATCATACTCCTTCCTCAATTTATCAAGTTCCTCCTGTACACCAGTGATGTCAGGTTGATTACTTAAGTCTTTTATTGTAGTAAGAATATCTGTATTAGTCTTCATCAATCTCTTTTCTTCTTGGATAAGAGACTGTACCTCAAACCTATACTCCATAACTGACTCGTGATTATCTTTCATAAGAGCCATAGAAGCACGTATCTTTACCAGTTCTTCCTTCAGTTGTTCCGTGGCATCCAATACATCATCCTTCTTTCTACCTAGAATACCAATCTTCATAGTTCTAAATGTTTCTTCAATGTCCTGAGTACACATAGGACAGGAGGAATTCTCTTGGAAGAACTCAAAGTCCTTAGTAGTTCTCTCAAGTTTACCTTGTAACCTAGAACGTAGATCCTTTACCTTACTGTACTGTTGTTCTAAGGTTTCAAATTCCCTTTCAGAATCATCCAGTTTTACTATTTGCTGTTCTAGTTTATCCTTCTTCCTCTTTACATCTAACATTCGTTCTTCATTGATATCAAACTGACCTTTCTGTAATTCAATTCTCTTATCATTTACAGCAGTTAAACTATTCAAAGTCTTACACTGTGAGATTATTCTCTCATCAGCAATCTGCAATTCATACTTACAGTCTCTTAGAGACTCATTGTTATCTTTAATGCGCTCCTTCAGGAGCATATTCATATGAGAAAAGACTTGTATATCCAGTAGATCTTCAACAACTTCTCTTCTATGTCCAGCAGGAAGTTGCATAAAGGGAACAAATGTACTACTCCCTAGTATGACCACCTGTGTAAATGACTTGTAGTTAAGCTTGAGTATGTTTTGCTCAAGGTATTTTTGATAGTCTCTATTCGCTGCGTCCTGATCTAACAAATTACCTTGACGATATATCTCAAGGATCCCAGGCTTTATACCACGTATAACTTTATATTCTATTGTACCAATCTTAAATTCTACTTCAACAACACAATCCTTTTCGTTAACAGTATTGACAAGTAGACCCTTACTAATCTTTCTGAATGGCTTATTAAAAAGACAGAAGCACAAGGCATCCAACATAGTGGACTTACCAGCACCATTGTTACCAATGATTAAGGTACCTTCATCTTCATTCAATCCGAGTTCTGTAAAATGATTTCCTGTTGATAGGAAGTTTTTCCAACGGATCTTTTCAAATACAATCATTTAAGGTCTAAAGGAGGAATAACAAAGTCATCAGGTTTGATGATGGAGTAAGCATAACCGTGTGCTAGGCAATTGGTTATTACTATATCCTTTTCAACTTCACTTACTTCTAACTTTCGACTGTAGTCTACAGCCTCAAGCATCTGATAATAGCGGTCTGCGTCATCTTTGTCAATAAAAATTTGCACAACCTTTTGAGGTACACTCTCATCTGTGACAGCGTACACACCACCTGTTCTTTTATCTAGTAAGACGAACATCAGATATTAATAGCCTCAGTATACAATGATTTTAAAATCTTTACAACGTTAGGTTTATCAATTGAATCATCTAAGTCATTAACATATTGTTCCAGTATCGTGACAGTATCTTCCATTTTCACTGCTTCATCTGCTTCTTTTAATTCAAGCGTTACGTCTTCTATGATCTTTAGATCTGCGACACCCACCTCTTGTAAGTGATGAATGTAACGATCAAACCAGACCTGGTTTTCCCGATTGTGCACGATTAGCTTTACAAATGATCCAATAAGGCTAGTGCTATCAGGAGGAACATCATAAGATGTGCTGACATCATCGTAGTATACCTTGTTAAAGATATTGTGTGGATTACTGTGGAAGGATAAGCGTAAGTTACTAGTATTTAGTGTATGGAACCCTCTTCTCTGACCGTAATCACTCCAGTATAATTGGTATGGGTTACCAAGATAGTTTATGTTACCCCTCTTAGACTTCATATGGAAATGACCTGAACATACCAGATCAAATTTCTCATACCTAGTAGGATCATCACCGTGATCCATTACTATACCAGGCAAAGCCTCAAAAGTTGATAATTCTAAATGTCCGAAACATACATTAGCATCTGACTCATCAACCATCTTATGTATTTCTTTCCTATTGTCATCACAGATCCACGGTAACATTAGAATCCTAACACCATTGAATGTTCTATAACAAGGTTCAGTTAGGATTTCAATATTATCATACTCACCTAACAACTGTTGAGGTGCATTAGTCTTGATTGTATTCTTATAATAAATGTCGTGGTTACCAATGAGCATAGTCATCTGAACACCCATCTCCTTGAGAGGGTCAAACCACATATCTCTAGCAGAGTCTAGTGAATGAAAATTAATTGCTTTACGCTTATCAAAGGTATCACCTAAACATATTATCTGTTCTATCTTATTCTTTTTTATAAACGGAATTACAGTACCAGAATAAAACTGCTGGTACTTGTCTAGGAATACTTGATTGTCGTTGCGTGCACCAAAATGCTGATCAGTTATCAGCAGAATCTTTTTGTTTGATGTCATACTCAATAACGATTTTTTTGGATGAACGACCCATAGAGTCTAGAGTTTCGTACTCATTAAGAGTACCACCAAGGTATTCTACCACAGTGTCAAGTGTTTGTCTTACATCCATCAGTTATACCTGTTCCCCATCTCAATTCTATTCTTTATGTTATTATAATCTGCAGCGTTGTGATCATCCGTATGAAAGACCTGCTCATATCCAGACTTCTCTATGATCTTTTCCCTAATAGATTGCTGACGTTTCTCCTTAGCAATCCTTCTTAGGAAAGCATAGTATACTATCTGTGTAAAATATGCGAAGGGGTTTCTGGATTTTCCTGGGTCAAAATTATCTATGTACTGTACACAATTCTCTACTCCATCTGATATCATATCTTCCTTGTACATATAGTTGATGAAGTTAGGTCTATATGACAGGTGCGTTGCAATCTTTAGAAAGCAATCTCCCACATACTCATCTATCCTAGGTTTAGATTTTCCCAGATGCTCGGCATCAGAAACTCTACCCTTGTAATTAACTAGGGCTTCTAGGAACTTACCATTATCTACATAATGTTGATTCTTGGTTTTACGCATAGCAAATGCCATTATTTTTGCGTGCAATCATAAACAAATTGTAACACCTCTATAGGTATTTTGTCAAGGAGCTTGACAACAATTCAAAAAATAATTAGACTCAACACTGTCGGGGTTGAAGGGAAACTTATAGCTACTGTTTAAATAGGTTCTCTAAGTTTCTACGAGCCTCCTCTACCTTACCAACGAGACCCATATTTTGATTAACTGGGATCTCTTTATGTTTGATTGAGGCAGGGTCTACACTTTCTCCTTTGAATTCTGATTTAACAAATAATTTATACATCGTAATCGTGTCCGACGACATCGGCGCGATGGATAAAATATGATCTTCAGGTATTATAAAAAACTCTTCATCAGAAAAGACCATCCATTTTTTTAATCCAATTAAACTAGCCCGTTGACCATCTTTCACCATATCAGTGGCGTGAACCTTGGCAGGTTCTGACACAAATAATAGATCTGTACCTGTGATAGTACCTTCTGTCTCTTGCATATCCTCAAAGACAAGCATCTTCGCTAATAGTTCCTCACCATTAGTGAGTTTAACTATACCGAAGAACTCTTCATCGTGACGAATGTAACTAATTGCCATTTAAGTTAATTTCCGTGATGGAATAATCAAACTTCTCTTCTTTATACAACTTTATTCTAGCAAATAAATGGTTTAAAGTCGCGTTATGACTAGAATCATTACTAATATCATCAGCGAAATCATATAGGGTTGCTCTAGATTTAGAGTCGTGCTTCCTTAAAGCACGTCCTATTGATTGTAAATTTCGTATTCTAGATTTGGATGGAGAAGCGAAAATTACATTGTGCAGGTTACGTATATTGATACCAGTGCTAAAGGTACCATAAGAAGCTAAGATGATTGCGTTGTTAGTCTCTTCACATATGTGTCGAACCTCTTCCCGCTCTTCAGCATCAACTCCACCGTGCACAAAAAATAATCTTTTGCTTTTGTTAATACTATTTAGCCTATCCCACAATGGGTCTCCGTGTTTTTCGATGAAATTAAATAGCACAAGTGTGTTCCCATTGAGGTCTCGCGCAAGTCCTGTGATGATTTTATTCCTTTCTTCATTCGAAACTATATAATCCATTTCTTCTTGATACGTTTCAAAATCTCTGTAAACGTGCTTCAACACTAGGATGTTAATCTTTAGATCAGATAGGTGTCCTTCTTTCTGTAATTGTTTTGTTCTTATTACTTGTTCTACTGGTCCAAATAATCCTTCTAGTATCAGTTGGTGGGTTTCCGTACCATCTAGTGTACCTGTCAACCCTATACGGTACTTACAACCGTGCATCTTAGTAAGGAGTTTTGTTAAACTCTTCGCTTTGAAGAGGTGCGCTTCATCGCCGATAACAACATCAAACCTATTAAAGAAATTCCTAGGGTTCTTGTAGACAGACTGCCACGTAGATATGACAACAGGAGACCGTGAATCATAGACGTGTCCTCCGTAGACTTTGTTACAATAGTGTTCAGCTTTCCATCCATAAGATTCAAAATCAGTATACATCTGCTCTACTAATGATGTAGTAGGTACAACCAATAGTATTTCTCTATTAAATTGTAGGTGCCAACGAATCAAACAATAGATTATAAATGATTTTCCAGACCCAGTTGGTGATAGTAATAACCTACGGTTATACTTGAGAGCTGAATAAAGTCCTCGTAGTTGGTAATCTCTTGGCTTAAAAGGCAGACCCAGAGATCTAACAAAACCATATACTGCTGTGGGAGAGATGGCATCGAGGGTGTCGGTTGGTTTTCCATAGTTTTCACTGTCCTTAATAGTGTAATCATAACGTTTCTTATTCAACCACTCTGTTAAGTAATCATATAATCCAACATACAGTTCCCCAGTACCAGGAGAGTACAAACGAATCTTACCATCCCAGTACTTATATCTTCTCTGTCTCTGAAGAAAGGCAGCATTAGGTACATCAAATGTAAAGTAATCTGCCAGTTCCTGATGGATATACTGTTCAGTATCTACCCTGAGATAGACCTCATTCTTTTTTGAAATGACAGTCATTAGAATCCCGCTTCAAATCTTCTATGCTCTAGAGCATTTTTAATGTGATACGTTCTACTGTTTATCTGCCTCAATATACCATCAATATAATTTATGACAGTTTCAAAGTACTCTATCCTCAGTACCTGTGTTCTTATATCGTCATCAGCTTCTATAAACTTCTGAAGATCACCCTTAAGAATTTTTAAGTCAAAAGGATTCTCCTTGTAAGTCTCTGGTGAAGCCTTACCGTTGTAGTAAATCCATTTATCTCTCAATATTATTTTCAACTTCGACTTATTCTCTGCCAGTATCAAATTATATTTGGAATAAAAATCCATATACTTAGCGTGAAGAGAAGGGATCTTTAAAGACTCCTGATCCAATTTCTCATCATCAATGATACAGTCAGCAGCCCATTGCTGCTTCACATTTTCAAGGGGATCCATAATGTATTATTGTAATTTGTTTATTTGTTGTCCGTTTAGATTTTGTACTTGGTATGAAAGATAATTAAAATCTACCTGAGCACTGAAGTATTCTGTGTCAGATAAGTTACCATCAAATTCCAGAGTGGTTAAATTAGTAGGAATTAAATCTCTAAAGTATATCTGGAACTTGGGTTGAAAATTAGAACTTAAAACAAATAGGGTACCATCAGCATAATTGAAATTACCAAGCTCTGAAGCAGGTCTATTCATCTCAACTGCATCTAGGTTGGCACGCTCTGCATAATTATCAGGAGTTGCCAGACCTCTCATCCAGTTGTGCATTATCATATAGTTCTCAAGATCCTCATCCACCATAAACCTTAAGGAGAATGGCTGATAGGTCATCATACCTTCTCTAAAAGTTGTACGATAAGGGGTAGGTTGTTGAACCTCACCTACTGATATACCTGGAATATTAGCTGCTTGAGCAAAATATGCCACCTTAGGATACTTACCCAATGTAAAGCGGAAGCCACCTGGACTTAAGAAATTCCTATTAGCGATTTGCGATGTGAAAGACATTAACTATTTTAGTGGTCATCCGTCCAACACTATTTAGCTTACATATAAAACTCTTCTAGAATATCGAGTGTCTTATTAAGATACTTTTCTGCACCTATACACTCCCATTCCCCCATCTCATTTCTTGTACATTTATCAGCTAGCTCTATTTTGAGGCGTGTGAGCTTAGCAGTCATTGTAACTTTATCTAGTCTACCGTTCATTGTTCGGTACCATTCGACAATTATATTTATAATTATAGACAAAAAAAGAGACCCTTGCGGGTCTCTTGTCTTGAAGTAAGAATATATGCTTCTTACATAAGGTTGTCAACAAGAACACGTCTGTAGTAGCGGTTCTTATTAGGATCGAGATCTCCACCACCTTGATCGGTTCCTTCAGCGAAGGGGTTAGCAACAAGACCGTAACGAGTCTTGAATCCGATTTTTGGTTGGAAGGTGTCTTGTCCGACTGCACGTACCATCTGTAGTGGAACGTAAGGGCAGTAGAATATTCCAGCATCATAGGCAGAAGATCCTTTGTACCCACCAACATAGTAGTGACGATCACTAACGTTAGCAGAGTAAGGGTCAACATAGACCTTGATACGACCGTTAAGAGTACCTGCAAGGGTGCTGCTGTTGTCGTCTGGAAGTAGGTTGCTATTACCAGCAAGAGCAGGTGTGTAATCAAGTACACCAGCCATTGATAGTGCAGAAGCAACGTCAGCGGAACAAATTAAGATGTTCCCCTTTCCACGACGAGTTTCGTGCCCGATTGCGTTCATATCTCTTTCAATCTGGAAGAGAAGACCTTTGAACTTCTCAACAGACCATCTACCATTGGAGTCAACATCTAAGTCGAATATTCCAGCAGTAGCAGTGTTGTTCTGAGCACCAGGTCTTGCAACCTTGTATACAGATCTAACAACTTCTCTGTTGATTTCAGCAAGAACCTCTGTTGAGAGGATGTTTGCTAGCTCGGACTCTGCATCCAAACCGTGAACGGCTTTGAGGTCTTGAGCCAATTCTAAACTGTACTCAGCTTTGAGTGCTCTGGACTTAGCAGTCACAGTAACTTTCTCAATACTGAAGTTCATTTCAGCGAACTGGTTTCCTGCAGCATCACCTAATGCTTCAGATTCTGCCGTTGGCATACCTTCTGAAGTATTGTAGGTTCCACTGTCATTAAGGAGACCTGGGTTAGATCCAGCTTGTGCTGTTCTTCCTAGATCGCTTGCTGCGTTCTCTCCAGAGAACTCAGTATCAGCTTCGTTGAAGAACGATTCAGCACCAGCAGTACGGTTGGTACCGTAGCGTGAACGCATTGCGAAGATCAATCCTGTAGGACCAGTCATTGGCTGAACGCCAGCGATGTCATAAGCAATTAGCTTAGGCATACTACGGCGAATCAGACTGATCAAAACAGGGTCGAAACCAGCAACTGGACCAGTTGCGGTACTACCAGCGGTGAAACCACCTGTACCTGCACTCATAGTAGGAGCGGCTTCAGTTAGTACACCAGCCTCCTCTCTGAGAAATTTTTCTTGGTTTTCGAGCAGGACTGCGGTAACTGCCTTTCTATAGTTATCCTTGATGTTATCCACACCATCGGCTTCTAGAACGGGGTTCCACTTTTCCTGCAACTGTTCTGCATTGAACATTGCTTTTTTTCCTAAAAGTAGTTTTTAAAATTTAAAAGGTTTGACTAATTTCACTTATTAGTCCAGCGACGGAGAGCATCGACATACTTAGTCATCGATTCCGTCATATCTGTGTCCACAACAGGCTCTACATCTTCAGCTACCGTTTCGGTACCTGCTGCAGGCTTGCTTGGGAAATAAGATTCCTTCAGCTGGTTGACCTTGCTGCGGAATGACTCTTCATCTTCAAACTCAACACCTTCTGCGAGACTCTCTAGCTTCTCCTTTTCAGTTGATGCTAGACCTTCGGAGATCTCTTTCACTATCCCATTCTTGACAAATTTGCCAATTGACTTGGTGAGTTCAACGTTGTTTGATACTTGCTCGTTGAGTTTTGATTCCATTGAATCTAATTCAGATGCCATCTCGTTGATGATATCTGCTTTTTCTTCGGGAACTTCTATGTAGTTCTCGACGAATACTTTTTTCAGTCCTGATACAACTGACTCAGCAATCTCGGACTTCAGTCCGCTTTCAATTGCTAGGTTGTTCTTATCCATCCACTGCTGAACACTATAGGTTAGATACTCATCTACCTGTTCGGCAAGCTCGGACTTGACTTTTTCTACTTCCTCATTAAGAGTTTTAGAGTACTCTTCGTGTACTTTATCTAACTCTTCGTTGAGACGCGAAACAACTGCTGCTTCGAAAATTGTTGCTGCTTTTGCTTTGAACTCTTCGCTAAGATCTTCACCATTGGTGAGTGCCTCAACGTCAGCAGTAACATCAACCTCGATGAGGTTTTCTCCCTCAAGTTCAACACCTGCTTGAACATCACCCTTCGTGCTGAATTCTGCTTTTTGGCCAGAAGCCGCACTTGGCTTTGTTTTAGGTGGTGAAGCTTGTGTCTGTGAAGGAGCCTTTAGTTTATTAGACTCATCATCGGGTTTAGAGTTTTGTGGAGTTGGTCCTCCCAAAACTTCTACAGATCCTAAGGTAGACTGATCAGCAACGGCACCGTCGAATTTTGCTTCGGTGACTTCCTGTTCTTCGGTTACCTTTACTTCAGTATTCTCTTCGGACATTTTTGTGTCTCCTTCGTACATAGCTGTTTTGCTAAAAATATTTATAAGTTACAAAGATCCAAGGAAATGGGAGAACGCGGAAAGCTTTCTCTCTTCCAGGGCTTTGCGGGATGGAGCATTGTCTATAAGACGTTTAGCACGCTCTAAATCTGATTCTAATATGGCACCATTTTGCCATACCCATTCCTTCCCTTCCATAATGCCATTAACAAAGGCATCTGGTGCGCTAGGATCAGCAACAATATCTGCTGCTGTAGCAAGGATGAAATCATCAGCGACCATTTTGCATCCATCTTGTTCCTTCAGTGATCCAATACCACGAGAAGAAACGCCAAGCTTAACTCCTTCACCAAGTAAGTTCTTAGCAATGTTACCCATAGGGGTATCCAGAATCCTAGCCTTACCTCTGAAATTCGTGTCCTCTCTTACAAGTGAAGTAATTAAGTGAGACACACGATCCAAATTTACAGTTGGACCATCAGGGTGACCAAGTTCGCCAAGTGCTCTACCACTTTTAACGAAAGATTCATTGTACTTGTTTACTTCACGCTCCAAAGTATTGATAGGATAGTACCTACCATTCCTATTTTTTAGGTTACCTTGAAGGAAAGTGCCTTCGATATACAAATTCTTCTTACCACTCTTGGTGGATTCTTCGAGAACTTGTATGTCTTCAATCTGTTCCGTTATCAGTTTCATCTGTAGATTGCTCCTCTTCTGGTTCGGGCGGTGTATCTAGAAATGATTTAGCCATCTCTTGCTTCTTTGCATCAATTGCATCAGCAGAAAAGGCCATCATTGCTTTGTCAACTTCTGTACTGAGATCTTTAGATCCAGAAAACAGTTTGTTAACGACATCCATAGCGACATCACTTGGCATAATTAATCCTCAATCAGTACTATTTAGAATTCCCCGCGTTTATAGTCCCCTGGGGCAATCGCTTGCACTCCAGTTGGACCCATATCTTCTGGCATTTCTTCCATTGGTTGGTCCATACCACCTTCCATTGGCATTCCAGTTGCGGGATCTATTGATGCAGGGTCAGGTAATAACCCCTCGTCTATCTCTTTCTTCATCTGTTTGTCAATGGTTTTAATCTCAGCATCAGTCTGCTTAAGAATTTGACGACGAAGATAGTCTAAACTAAAGTACCTACCTGCATATGGATCCATTGCAGTCAATAAATTTAGACGCTCAGTGAGAATTTCTTTCTCCTTAAGTTCACTAAAGTAATTGTCAGCAATAAAATCATATTGAATATGCTCTGACATATCATCCCACTCTTCGAGAGAGATAATACCTTTGAGCACTAATTGTGTTTTAAGTAAATCGTGGAATAACTCAGAGAATCTCTTACGAAGTCTAGTTACAAACTTTTGAAACTTAACTTCATCTCTGGTAATTTCAGCAGCACGACCTAAATTAAATGTTGATTCTGATTCGAGACGAGACTCAGGTACATTAAGCGCACGATAAAGTTTCTTCTGGAAATACTTTACGTCCTCTAACTCACCTAAGTTCTGTCCACCTGGGAGAGTTGTGATCTCTGTACCACGTCCACCTTCTCTTCTTGGGAGCCAGAAGTCTTCTAGCATCGACATAAATTTCCTGTCGTCCCTAATTTCACCAGTGTCTGCATTGTACACTAGCTTATTCCTATAGCGTGACATCACCTCACGGAGGTACTGTTCTGCTTTTTGCTTAGGAAGATTTCCTACATCAATGTAGAATATTCTACGCTCTGGTGCACGTGATAAACGATAGATAACCAGCGAGTCTTCAATCATCCTCAGCTGGTTAAGTGCTTTAATCGCCTTGTGCAAGTGCGACATTATAACATTCTTATTTAAATCCTTCAGACCAGAGTGGGTCATAGCAATGGCATCAGGTGCAATCTTTACACCAGAGTTCTCCATCCCTCTGATACCCTTAGGATTGTAAATATAATACTCAGCAGTACGTGGAGCTACTTGCGCTTCCATTGTACGAGGATCAATATACTGTTTCTCCTTCTGCTGTTCGTACTCAATTACTTTACGAATCTTACGTGGATCAATGTACCTTAGTTCTGTGATACCACGTCTAGGATTCTTATAGTCAACAAGCTTATGGTAGTAAACCTTACCATCGATATACCACCGACGGAAAATATCATAAGCCTTTTTATCGAAATCTAATAAGTGAAGAATGTTCATAAACTCTTCACGTATTTTATTTTTAATCTTCTGGCTAACTTCTAAGTTAGATAACTCAACATCTACAGGAGTATCATCAATATCTCCAGCGATGGCTTCATTAACAACATCATCCACTGCTCTGTCACATTCAGGATGAATTGACATTTCACGGTAACGTCGGATGAGGTCCATCTCATCTTTGTAGGAACCATCCAAATCTATGGAGGTACCAAAAAAGCCACCACCTGCAATAGGTGTGGCCGCATCTTCAGATTCTTTACGCACGAAAGAAGGACCCTTAGAAGAGTCCTTCTTAGCACGTTCAAGAGAATAACCAAATAGTTGAGTCATTTATCTCAGCTGATAACTTGTCCTTACAGATCTATTTATCAGTTTGCGGGAGACCCACTATTATTCCCTGTGTTAACGTCTGTATCGTATGTCCAGTATTGTACCTGGAATTCAACTGAATACTCCTCAGGAGTATCGTTGTTACCCCAGTCTAGTTCAATGGCACCAACGTTTGATGGCCATATTCCTTCGAACTTATAGGTACGAATGATGTTACCTTTACGATCCATCTGACGTACCTTAGCATTTGCTTGGTACTCAGCCATCGTATTGGAATTCTGGAAGTTTTGCTGTAATGCTTGGATGTTTGATGACCAAGCCTCAAAGAATGCACGGAACTTGAATGACTGGTCATTAAGTACCTGTACTGTCCAAGGTTCGAATGTACGATCTCCAGCAACTTTTAGTATTCTTCCACGGTAAGGAACATCAACAACTCCAACAACTGATGCTGGAATGTTTGCTGCCTTAACAAGAAAAGTACCGAAAGCAGTAGAAGATGTAGCACCTAGTTGTGTACCACCAGCAGCAGTCTCAGCAGCATTTGATGCGCTACCTGCTACTCCACCGATAGCAGGAGTAATATTCTCTGCTAGGATTGGGGGTGCATATACTTCGACCTGAAACAGATTCGGCCGTGCGAAGTCTTTTACCTGATCACGGAAGGTGAAAATCGGAGCTCTTACTGAACTCTGTTCCACCTGTCCTGGTTGTGCTTCTGCCATTTAATTTCTCCTTTAATTGGTTCTCTTGAATCAGTTAGTTACTTCAGCGAAAGAAGTTCCACTTCTTGTCGCAGTGAAGGTTAGTGTGATGAAGTTGATCGACCTTGTTGGCTTCACAAAGATTTCTGCGAAGAATTCACCACGGTCTATGCTTTCAGCAGGGTTGTTACTGCTGTCGCAAACGCATAGGAAGTCAACGATACCTCTACGTGACTGAATGGAACGCAAGAATGGTTCCACAATATTCTTGAATGAAGCGCGAGTAAACTCATCGTTCAATTCGAATAGTTGTGTCTTAGCAGCAGCGGAAATTGCATCTTCTAGTACCAAGAACAAGCGACGAACGTTAATTCTATCGAATGCTGATTGATATGAAAGTGCAGTCTTGTCTCCGAAGAGTACAATACCTTGACCAGGGAATGCAACTACTGGGTTAACTCGTGCAGCATAGAGTCTATCTCTATGATCCTTTAGAGGTGAGTAAGCAAGTTTAATTGCATTACGTAATTGTCCTCTGTTGAATCCAGCAGGTGAGAACCAAGCCTCGGCATTTAATGTTGCACCGAGGGTTAGACCAGCAACGTCAGCGTTAGTAGCAATGTAACGATACTTGTCATTGTACTTATCATAGATGTACTTGTAGTTGTTATCAAATACAGCATATGATGTACTGCTCAATCCATCAAAGAAATTGATTGTACGGTTTACAATAACGTTAGTATCGGTTTGGCCGATAACGTCTGTACGAGGTGGTGAAATGAATGCGAGACAATCCTTACGGGTTGCTGCAATGTCAATGATCTTTTGTGCTTTAGCAGTTGTATCTGCAGCATCTGCCATTGAAGGACCCATTAGGATGTAGTCCACATCAATAGTTTCTTTGTCTGCAACTAGATCAAAAGCACCTAGAGTCTCAGAACGTGTTAGGGTGTAACCATCAACACCGCCCTGTAGGACGTAACGTAATGTTGCGTTGTTGGTAGTACCAGGAATTTCTCTAGAAGAAGCACTCTCATTAGTTTTAATGGGAGAGCTAAATTTGAGAAGGTCGAATGCACGTGAGATACCACTGAGACCAATCGAACCATTAGCACCACCATCTATATCGAAGATGCTGCCTGTTTCGTGTGAACCCCAGTAAATATATCTTGAATTGTTTTTAATTAGATCCTTGTAGTATACTGTTTCACCCTGTACACCCTTAGCATCAGATGCTTTGGATACAAAGAGGAACTTCTCAATGACTGATCCAGGAGTACCAGTTAGTTTGCCATCTCCGTCTAAGACAAGGATGTGCATCTGGTCATTACGTCCAGCACGGTCAGCGACCCAAGGTGAAGTGCTAGGACGAGGAGCTACGTTAATCCACTTCTGTCCACCACCGAAGAATCTCTCTTCGTAGTCAGAACGTACTGCAATAACTTGTACGTTTGGTGTACCAGGAGTAGCGTTGTCATCTTCGAGTGTGTAGTTAGCCTCGAATAACTCCTTATTGATGTCACGAACAACACGTAGTTGACGCTCTATACTTTCAACTACACCCTTATCACCAGTTCTGGCTCCACCAGAAGCAGCAGTCCAGAGTGCGACTGCATCGCCAGGCTCTAGAACATCGGATGATAATGTATAGTCAATACTTAATTCCAACTTACGAGTAACAGGATCGTATGCTAATACCTGACCTTGTACGTCAATCGCAGAAGGTGAGTTAGCATTTGTTTCTGCTCTCCAATACTCATTAAGATTGAAGTCTCCGCTGATTGCAGTTGCATCTAGTGTAACTACAGTCGTATAAGAATAAACTTTAGCAGTTGAGTTGCCTAAGGCATAATCTACTGAATCAGTTGTTTGGAATTCCCACTCAGCAGTGGTTGGTTGATTCAATGACAGAATCTGATCAGCACCAGCGTCTGTGATTACAACACGTAATGAATTACCATACAAACCAGGATGTCTTCCACCCCACTTCCAGTTGTTAGAAGCACCTTCAACTGTTGATTCGTATTGCTCTATGTTACGGATAAGAGGAGCGGTAACACCAGTTGATGTTTGCTCATTAATTTCTGTCTTACCAGATGTAACAGTTAAGCGGTTGATAGCAACACCATCAGAGTGTGAAGAAGCAGTTGTATTCAACTCACCTCTTGTAACTGTTAGTACATCACCAGCAATTGCACTAACTCTGATTATCTCAGATTCAATTTTCAGGTAATCGTTTATCTGTACAGCTAATGTAGTTGCAGATTGTACCGTAACTGAAGTTGCACCTGCGGATAAGGTAGCACCCTGATTCAAATCAGTGGTAGTACCAGCGTCTTCTATCAATGTGATAGCAGCACCAGCAGCGTGTGTAGTACCTGCAGTGTTTAGCTGTGCTCTTAGGACTGACAAGTCATTACCGTTAATGGCAGTAACTGTCATAATTTCAGCGTCGATTAAGAGGTAATCGTTTGACGCAATATCCGTAGCAGCCTTAACGGTCAGAGTCGTATCTGAACCTGAGAAAAGGGTGTTAGTATATTGTGCTGTGTCAATAGCGTTCTTTAACGCTGTAGAATCTGATCTAATAACTTTTAATGTTCCACCATACAGTAGGAACTGAGCTGCATTGTACCAGTACTCGTAATTGTAATCGTTTGGACGACCAAAGACTGCCAATAACTCCTTCTCAGAAGTAATATCAACTATCTTATTTACGGGACCTTTTTCAAAAGAACCTACTACCGCTGCAACATTATCTAGTGTGGCGTTAGCCACTGTAGTCAGATCTCTTTCAAGTACAACGACCCCTGGTGATAATTGGGTAGATGCCATTGCTTATTCTCCTGAAAATTGCTTTCAACTTAGACTGAAATTATTTATTGTTTACAACTATTCAGACGGGGAAACAAAACGTGAACATCACCAGTCAGGATATATTTCTTCAATCCTCTCAAGTATCTTCTTATGTTTCTTTCTGTTGAATGTAATTCTTTTAATAGTACACAACTTACATTCATATGCGTAAGCTGACGGAAATGGACCTCTACCCTTACGTGTCAGATAGAAGTCATCTAGTAAACTTTTCTCTTCACCACAGACTCTACAAGTACGGTTGACCAATAATAAATGTTCCAACTCGTACTGAGACTCTAGTTCCACTAGCGGTACTCCCACATAAATGCTCGATCTCCATACTCATCTGCGTGCCACCTATCTCCGTCATCATCAACAAATGACGTGTCTTCCATTCCATCATCAACGAAACCGAAGGGTGCCATATCTGCTTCTATTGCTTCTCTTTGTTCTTCATACATCCTTGCTCTCACGTCATTGTCGTGAAGTTCTTTGAAGTATTCAGATACAGCTAGCCACGCAAACATAACTAAACACATTGCTAAATCATCATTACATCCTTCTTCTGCTTGCCAAGACTGTCCCTTCTGTATAAAAGTTGTTAATTCTGCAATCACATCATAGTCATTTATTAATATCTTATCATCTTCAACTAGCTGTTTTAGATTAGAACAACCTAATTTCTTAACAGCAGAACTCATCTTGACACCTAATTGTACCTTACCACCTGAGAAACCTTGACCTACTACCTGACCAGCACGTCCTCTCATAGCACACATTAGTAAATTATCATATTCTAAATCGTACTGGATGATGTCTGCTACCTGTGCACCAACGTCATTAACCTCAACCATAATATATGCGTGGTTATATCCCTTGGCAGTATCCACAATTATATCTGGGAACAACATAGGTTTAACATCTGCGTTCCTATACTTGGCAACTAATTTATAAGGTACCGTGGTTGTATCAAATACACAGAAGGCTGAAAAGTCTCCACCTATACCACGTGCTACATCAACCGTGATTGTGTAATTATGTTCTGGTACTGGTGATACATACACGTCCAATCCTTTACTAGAATGTACTGGATCTTCGTATGTCATAACTCTTAGCTTAGATGCAGATACTAAAGTATCAACAGATCCTAAGAACTCACACTCAAACTCAACTCTGAACTGCTGTTCAGATGTGTTGGCAATAGTTGTCTTCTTCCATTCCTCATCTCTTCCTGGTACCTGACTCCAGTGTACCTCTGTATTAATATACTCATTCTTACCACGCTCTGCATCGTGCCAGAGCTTGTAATACATATTCATCCCGTGTGGGGTAGATATGATAATAACTTTAGTTGACTTACCAGAAGATATAGTAGGATAGACAGAACTGAAAAACTGCTCAGCAATATTGTTCGGAACAAACGCGAATTCGTCCAAAAATATAATGTTAAAGGACATACCCCTAACAGCAGAAGCACTAGTACTTGCAGCCAAGAGACGGCTTCCGTTCTCCAATTCCACTGACCCTTTGTTCCAGCCAATAATACCTTGTTGCATCCATTTAGGAAGATTCTCATAAGAAAGTTGTAAGCGTCCCAACATTTCTCTTGCAGTGGCTGCTTTGTTTGCGAGGATTGCGACGTTGACGTTTCCGTTGAAGATGACATACCAAAGTAAATATGATGTAACAACAGTGGACTTACCAGACTGTCGTGGAAGCTTAGCAATATTGAATCGGTTATTGTGAAACCGATCCACCATCTCTTCTTGGAAGTCATACAGATCAAACGGTATGACACCCTCATCTAGAGAAACAATCTTAATATACTTCTTAATAAAGTAGACAGGATCTTTACTACATTTAATGAACTCTTCTACCTGTTTAGGTGTGAAGTTCGTAGAAACATTTGCCTTCTTTAGATTAGGATTGCCAAGATATATCTGATTCTCAGCCATAAATTAGAATGGTCCTGCAATTTGATCAGTTGTAGTTCCGTGTCCCAACTCAGGAAGTGGATCACCTACACTAGGTTCTATGACATCATCGATGTCTGGTGGTGGAGGTAGTGTACCTAGTTCGTATCTAATATCTCTTAACTCTTGAAAATCTTTTTGCTTTGTACCTCCATCATATGCCCAAGCATATCCTTCTTCGATCATCTGTTCATTCAAAGAAACTAATTCCTCATTAATATACAACCAGCCAAGGAGTCTACCATACTTACCCATACCACCTTTAAGTTCAGTACGGATTGTAAGTTCATCTCCATCACCTGCAATAGTATCTTCTAACTTCTGCTTTAACCAATTAGTAGCATCAATTCCTAATGCTTTCTCTTCTAAATCCCTTGTCCTCTTCTCTGGGGTGTCTACTCCCGCAATTCTTACCCGTTCTTTCTTGTATAAATCGAATCCAAGATCTATGGTGACATCTATCGTGTCTCCGTCCAGTACCTTGTTGATCTCCGTCACTCGGAAGTTGTAACAACTCTTCCTTGATGGGGGGGTCATCGCTCCCATAATCTAGCTCCAAATTATCTATCGCACTATTTATACTCTGTTCTACTGGTGTCCTATTCTGCTCCGACTGGTAGTCCCTGATCTTCTGCTGCCATTCGTTCCCCAGTTGAGTGGGGCTGGTCGCTAATAACGGGATTAGGATACCAATCATCATACTTGAAAATTATGTAGATACAAATAGATACACCGATTAGGAGAATCCCAATCATAATGTTAATCGACCATAGTATCATAGCACGGAAGAGTAATCGTTTCCTTCCTTAAAAATACTATACACGCTATGCGGGTGATTGTGAATATATTCAACGTCTTCTACGGCAATCATTCTTGCTTCGAAGGAATCTTCGGCAGTTACACAAACCTCTTGTCTGTGTCTGGTATCGTCAAGATAACCAACGGTATAATGGGACATTACGATCTTTCGAGTGTCCCAATTATTTATTCCTTCTTAGGGCATTGTGTGGAAATATGGTCATAGCTTCCACACTTCTTACAGCAGTCTTTTTTCTCTGCTATGAACTCCTTAAAGGACTTCATTTTCCTGATACTGCTTTGTATGCTTTCTTAGCAAATGATACTGTGTCCTTGACACCTTCCTTTGCTCCTTTAGCAAATTCCTTAGCACGTTTCTCAGGTGCTTTACCCTTAGCACGTTGCTTCTTGTATGCTGCTTTAGCATCTCCTACTGCTTTGTTATGCTTCTCAACACCCTTCTTAACATAGGATGTTACCTTACTTAGAACACCTTCTTTCTTAGCAGGTTTCTTAGGTTGCTTAGCTTTCACTGTCTTAACAGTAGCAACAACCTTCTTCTGTGTAGCAGCTTTCTTCTTAGCAGGAGCCTTCTTGACAGCAGCTTTCTTAGGTGCGTCATCTTCATAATTTGTATTGTCTTCGTCACCATACTTATTCTTGGCAGCAGTGGTCTTAGCATACTCACCTTTACCTGCTGTCTTACGTGCAGCATCACCAGCATCAACCTTTGCTTTAACCTTCTCATATGAAGGTGCATTTGCTGCTGCTCTCTTTGCTGCTCTTACTGCTTCCTCAAGATATTCTGTTGGAGGATTTACTACAAAGTCAGTAAATTCTTCTAGTCCAATCTCTTCTACGATGAGATCGATACCTTCTTCGTTTATACCTTCTTCAACAAAGAAATCAGTAGCTACTTCTATGCTTGATTGTACCCATTCCTCAGTCAATACTGCCTCAGGATTAGAGTCTACTAGGTACCGTGAAAAACTTTTCATTAAGCTGCTCCTTTGTTGTGGTCTGGGTGTCTAGGACAATTGTTTTCGTGTTTATCTATCCAAGCCTTAGCGTTCCAATGATTCTTTGGAGACTTAAGACCGCAGTATACACACTCATACTGTCCACTTTCTAACAGTTTAGCCATTAGCCAATTCCTCTGCTTTCTGATTCCATTCGGCAAATGATGAACTGCAATCAGGGGGTTGTGGGTATTTATATCCTTTCATCTTCCTCCATTTATTATGGAGTGCTCCCATCATCCAAGACTGACTGAGACTCTTTGGTCCATTCTCAAGAAGATCTAGTTCGTACCTACTGCTAGTGTACCCTTTATACTCTTCTCTCCAATTGGAATCGTCCCACTCAGTTGTCATAATGAAAGCTCCTTTTCTTAGTGTTTTTAGGATGTTTAGCACTTCTGACTTTATTGTCAGTAGTTTCACCATCTCCTCTAGGATGCTGACCTGCTTTTGTCTTACCTATATTGTAAGATGAACCAGGTTTCTTGGACTGAGTATCGTGTAAGCGTGCAGGTTTGTCCTTATCTTTTGTGATAACAGATTCCTGTCCGTGTTTTCTACCAAACCTACGAATGAGTTTGCCGTGCTTACGCTTTGACATTCCCTTACCAGGAGTGGTATGATACGATACTTCACTGCCCTGTTTGCCATCATCGTACTTATACTTTCCAACACTCTTCTTGTAACCAATACCCTTCTTCTTAAGATCTTTCTCAAGACCCTTTCGTTTCTTGCGGTTCTCGGTCTCACTGTCACCACGGTCAGCAGAAATGTGACCAGTGACTTGAGTCTTGGATTTGCTTACGGCTCTGGCTAGTCCTCCTTCGGAGATGAACTTCCCAAATGATAGCATACTATACCCCTGAGTGTGAAGGTTCATATCCACCCCCTTGACATCATTCCCCTTCTGGGCTTGCTGTACCTTAAGTCTTTGCTGTTGAATTTTCTTAATATTTAACATTAGCTGCCTTCTATCAAGCATCGCACCCTTCTTCTGGATGAGATTCAATCTTGCACTTGAACTAGATGGTGCTGCATTATTAGATGCTGCCCTAGCAGGAGGACGCTTTTCCTTCTGCGGTTTGATTGTTAAATTTTCTGTGGGTGATTTACCGTTAGCGTCTGGCATATCAGCCTCCCACTACTTGTACCTGTTCTACTACAACACCACCGCTTCCAGATCCTGCGGTTAGTTTAACCACTCTGGAAATTACAGGTATGTTACCAGCAGTAGCATCAGCAGCAGATAATGCATAATCACCTGACGATGAAGATGAATCAATATCAGTTGTAATAGTAGTGGCAGTAATAGCAGTTACTTTCTTTCCGTCAGCAATAGCAGATTCATATGCAGCGACAAACCCATCAGTATCTCCACCGTCTAGGGTCTCTACATAATCTCCAACACTAAATGTGTGGCGACCACCATTCGAATATCCTTCAACGGTTATTACTGAACCGTTAGCATCAGTTGCACCAACAATCTTGGAGTGCTTTGCTTTACCTGCAGAAATTAATAATGCTTCTCCAGCTGCAAGTGTGATAGCAGGACCCGCGTCAACTTGAATACTAGATGCTGCAGCGCAGTAACATCGTAGTGTACCCGTCTTCACTTTGATATAACCAGAACCTGAGGCACTGATTGTTTGCGTATCTAATACATTTAATACTGACATCGATTTCCTACCTATACTAGATTATTTATCCTGTTGGGACTTTAGAAATTTAGCAAGATCAGCTGTGCTCCCAACGAACATAGTATTATTTGTAACTGGACCAGAGATTTTAGCTGGACCCTCCTCAAGTTCTTGCATTTTCTTTTGGAGATCTATTAACTTATCCGTGGTATCTGCCACGTTCTTGATTAAGTTACCAGCAACTTCATATGATCTAGGTGAATCAGTCTGTCCAGCAACTTCAAGAATACCATCAACAGCCTCCTGTCCTTTCTCTATAAGAGAATAGAGATTGCCTCTAGTGTACTCATAATCTTTGCTGACCTGTTCCTGCTTCTGTAAGATGCTAGGGTCTGGTCCGACATCAACGATATCAGTCTTTTCTTTAGGTATAATAGATGTTTCTATATCGAGAGCATCTTCCATACCCTTAAACTTATTCGTCAACTCCTGTGACTGGGTTTCTTGAGAGTCCATCCTGGAAATCACTAGTTAGTTCATTAAATCCGAAGTTATCATCTGGGTCTGCATCAACAGGATCAGGTGTAACAGTATACCTGACTTCTCTTGCAGCAGTTACCTTACTGTCGGTTGCAGTATCGACAATAGCCTTCTTAATAAGTCCTCCAGCAGATGTGACAGGACCGTATAAGTATGTCTTACAGGTAAAGGACATTGTATATATCAGAGTTCTTCTCGTTGTATAGTCACCTTCGTAATCATCTTCATAAGAACAAGAGTTTAATACAACTGGGAAGTCTTTAACATCACCAAGTTCAGGTACCAACTTAATAGTTAGACTGAATACTGGTTGAAAATATGGTAAGATCTGCTCAATAATTTGCAGACCATCATCCTGATTCTTAGCAAGAATTGCTAATTCAAAATCTATATTATAAGGTACTGGCATAAATGCCTTCTTCACTGCAGCAGTACCTTGTGTTTCTGGCGGTGAATACCTTATAGTTTGTGTTGGTGAAACCTTTCTTGTACTATCATATGCAAAGTTTGTTATCTCAAATGATATTCTAGGTAAGGTAATCTGTGTAGCTTGCTTACCAGTAAGGTTTCCAGTTTGTTGGAGACGTGCTAAAAACTTTTGCTTTGGACCATATGCCAAAGGCACTTTCATATATTCATAATCCGTAGCAGTTTTCTTCCTACGTATTTCAATATTATTGAATAGTGTACCGAAGGCGACAACGGTCTTTCTGAATATTTCGTTGTATGTATACGTACCTAACATAGTTAATTAGCCTGTCCGAATTCGCCAAATGGATTTCCTTCACTAAAGTCAAGGATACCATCTGCCTGTGTTTCAAGTGTAAAGTTCTGATCAAAGTCAGAGCTAGTATTATTTAGGGTATTATATGAGGCTGTAGTCCAAGCAGCACCAGATGTTTGACCAGTAATGGTCTCTGGTATTGAGAATATTCCAGTTCTATTAAACAATTGAAGTTGTCTATTAGTACTATCCCAAGCCTTAACTTCAGCAGTTACATTAGATGTACCACCAGCAACTACCTCACCAACAGTGAAGTCATTGGTACCACCCTCAGCAAAGTTGACTGTAATAGCAACAGAGAAGTCCTGTTCGATCTTATCTATAGCAGCAACACCAGTTGCAATGGTCTCATCACCAAACTCAAAGAGTTCACAACGTAATGTCCAAGTATGGATCTTACCTAACTGGAAGAACGGTTGCTCATAATCAACGTATTGTATTTGAAATAATTTATTTGCTAGAGGGAAGTAAACTAAATCTCCTTCATTTGGTCTACCCTCTACTATTAATGTAGCATTATCATCAACTGCAGCAGTGAATCTAGTACGTGATATAACAAAGTTAACCTGATCTGATATACGTACACCAAACTTACTGTACATATCTCCATCACCACCAAACCCATTCACACTCTCTACGTATGCTTCTATTTCATATGCAGCATTAAACGCAGATAAACTATCCTCAGTAAATACCGTATTCTGGTTTACTAAGGATCGTGGCATATAGTACACATTTTTACCGAACATTTTTATCTGTTCTATAACAAGTTCTCCAACGAGATCCTGTTCACCAGTAGTACCTTGTGTAAAATAAGTGTTAGTTGCCATTAGCCAATCATATCTAGTGGTGGAGTTTCATAAGTAAGTCTCAACTCTTCTTCTAACTTAGTAAGTTCCTCTACTGCATCACTATAAATCTTTTCACCGTTAAGAGTAACTCCGCCAGGAAGTTGTACATTCTGGAATTTAGTGAGGTTCATTCCCCACTGCTTCTTAATCATAGAAGTTGAATAATCCTTTAACCAAACTGCATTGTATATCTTAGTCCAGTTAGTAGGATCTAATGCACGTACACAATCTATAATTACATAGTCACCTTCTATCACATCAGTGTCAGCATCAAAGTCCATATAGAGACGACCTTGAGTTGGCATAAATCTGGTAGGTTTCATTCCTTCTAAGAGGAAGTTAATAGTTTCCAAATGAGTTTGGATCATAAAGTAATGATAGAACTGTGTAGATGTAAAATCATACAAGTCATTCAATCTTATCTGATACCTAATATCAAACATATTAGGTGTACCCTTATCTTGGAAAGTAAATATGCCATTCACACTTCTAATATGATCAGGCATTATTATGTAATTATTCTGAGTTTTAAACTCAGTAGTATTATCAGCACCAAGTTCAGTAGTATCAGCAGCAAAATTGGCTACATCAGCTGCTGTAAATTGATGTTTTAAATAAACTTTTTCAGCACCTTCGTAATGAAATTCTTGGAATTTTTCAATAGAATAATCTAGAGCATCATCTATCTGGTCATCGGAAACATTAATCTCCAATACTGGTTTACCCAGTCTCCGAAGACAATACTCCTTAAGAGTTGCTTTTGAATTTGGTTGTGCCATTTACTTATCTTGTGAGAGCAGCGAGTGCAGCCTTAATATGTGCAACGGTTGTTACACTAGCGTCATTACCAATAGCATTTAATTCAGTGTAAATTGCGTCAATGTCAGTGTCGTTAGTACCTGACTGAGTACCTTGT